AAAAGTCTTCCTCGATTAAAAAATCAATTTCATCACTATCTAAATGTGATTTTGTATTTTTATAATATTCTCTTAATAAAGCTTTGTCGTCATAATTTGTAAAATCTTGATTCAGCTTTACATAATCTTCTAAAGTACCACCAGTCTCTTCCATGAAATCTACAACTTTTTGTAAATTTTCAGGTATAGTTTTACCAGTTTCAGCTTCTTCTATTTTAGCATCTAATAACTCTTCAGTTAAAGTTTCTGCCTCTTCTTTAACTTCTTCTTCAGTGATTTCTTCTAATACTGGAGTTTCTTGTGCTTGCTCTTCCGGTTGTACTTCTTCTTGTTTTTCTGTGGTAGAGGCATCTTCATCGACTCTAACCACTCCCTTGTCGTCAGGGTTATTTTCTTTAATTTCATTTTCTTTTTCTTTTGGTTTTGGGGGTTTACTTAAATCAACTTTAATAACACCGCTGTCTTCAGCACTTTCAAATTTTGTTTCATCAACTGTTTCTTCAACTTTTTCTACAGTTGGTTGTGTAGTTTCTTCAACTACTTCTTTTTTCTTTTTTGCCATAATATAATATAATAATAGTTAATAATTTTTATCTTGGATCAAAAGAACCTAAATCAAATCCTCCACCTAATATATCATTACCTGCTGACTCAAAGTTTTTAGGTGGTTTTTGATTATTTCTTTGATCAATCATCTCGCTTTGTTGAGTTGCTTGAATTTTTGTTCTTTCATCCTTACGATCTTCTTTTTCTTTTTCTTTTCCCTTAGCAGATTCAACTTCCATTGACTTAAGTTGCATGTTCATTTGAAATTCTAACTGCATTAGTTCTTTTTTATGCATAACTTCTTGCTGCATTTTTTGAGATTCCATTTGCGCTTTCATTTGCTCAAGCTGTGCTTGGCTTTGTGAAAGAGCTTGTTGTTTTTGCACTTCCATTTGTGCCGCCGCCTGTTGAGCCTGTATATTAGCCTCTGATTGAGCTTGTATGTTTTGCTGTTGTATTGCTTGGTCTTTTTGTTGTTTCTGGTCTCTACGTATTTTTAATAATTGATTAGCAAGTTTAACATTTTTAATCTCCCTAAGATCAATAGCATCTGAAAGTTCTATTAATTGTTGCTGTAAAGCCATCTGTATATTGTTTTCAAGTACAGCTTTTTCTTCTTCATCTGGCATTAATTCTATAAATATACCAAAATCATAAAGATGTAAATTACTCATTTCCTCAAGTGTAGCAACATTATGAGCGCCTATAGCTTGAATAAAAGCATTTTTTGTTGGTGAGTATTCTATAATATCAGATATTCTAAGAGATAAACATTCAGCAACTTCACCTGTTAAAAATAATCCAGACTGAAGTATATGTCTTGTTGCCGTGTTTGAATTAGCTGCAGCCATTTTTTGTATACCAACTAAAGCGTTTTTATCTGGCATGCTACCATCTCTTGCTTCATTTAATCCAGTTACATCTCTTATCATTTGCATATAATAATTGTATGTACCTATTAAACTTTGCATTTTCTGTCCACCAGATCCTGATTGTATTTCCTGAATAGGTACCTTACCTGGATTCATATCACCTTCACTTGTGAATGATCTTCCTATCACGGATCCAGTTTGGAAAAACATGTTTAGTGCTTCTTGTGGATTGTAGTTTGTACCATTGCCTAAATCTATTTCAGCCAAACCATCTGCATCTAAATAAACACCATCTGGTACCATACGAGACAGTACTTGTTGTAGTTTTAAGTGTGTAAGTTGAATCATATCAGCAAATCCAGTTATACGTTGAACTAAAGATTCAATTCTACCTTTATATATTCTAGGAGCCACAATAGCGTAATTCATTTTTACTTTAGTAAAATCGCTTTTTGATCGCATCATATTTTTAGACATCTCCCACTTAAGAAGTTTATCTGTACCTAAAATCATAGCACCATCGTATAAACACTCTACAGATCTTTGAAGCTTATCAAAACCTCCTTCCATATCTTTTGGAGGATTAAAAGTATCGTCTTTAGGTAGTATTTTATTAGCACCACTACCAGTTTCTTTAACCTTATAAACCTCGTTCATATAGGTTTTATAATTAAAATATAAAACTTGAACTTTATTGTTATCTTCTTCTTTTAAATTAGAACCACTAGTGTTGTAATTAGATTTATGATAACTTTTATTTTTAACTATATCTTTTAAATCTTCTTCTGATAAATGAGGAAACTGTTTTACTAATTCGTTTATAGGTATTTTTTTTACCTCACCAACATAATATATATCATCAAAATAAGGTGATTCAGTGTAAGAGTACACTAAATCTGCTGGGTCAACATAATCTATAACAACACCTTCAGAAGTATTAAAAGAAGTTTTTACAGCACCTATACCTAAAACAGTTAGATCATAATAAAATTGTTTTTTTATAAGCTCATACCTATTACCTTCCATTAAAACGTTTATAGCCTGTTCTTCAGCTATTTCTACAGCTTGCTTGTAGGTTAACTGCATATGCAGGTCAAGCTCTTCTTTAGAACCAGGCAATGATTGTGGGTCGTTTTCATACAAGTCTATACCAAAAGCTTCACCAGCAAAATCATTTAATTCTTTAGATCTCATGTCTGCTAAAATAGACTCCATGTACTCGGTACGTTTCTCTACACCAAAAGGGTCTTGAGAATACGCTTTTATATCATAAGTTCTTTCAGCAATACCGTTAACCACTATATCTACAAACTTAGGTATAATAGGTACTGGCTTCCAGTCTAAATTAAGATAGGACAAATCACCATTTATAGATAACTCATCCTTATATTTTTGTATTGATTGTTCACCTCTAGCGTATAATCTTAAATTATGAAAATTATTTTGATTAGTTCTATATCTATTAGATCCTCTATCTGTATGAAACCACTCAGTTTCAATAGCTTTAGCTACTTTTAAACCATACTCATAGCTCATCTTTTCCAAATCACTAACGACTTGGCTCGGAAAATAATTATTTATAACAGACTCTGCCATATTTATTTTTTGATTAATTTAGATGTATTACCTTTGTTTGAATACTTGGAAATACTTATATTTAGTTTTGGTTTTTCAATAGTGGCATTGGGTTTATAAAGATGTCTGTTACAAGCCATAATAGCTAATCCAGAACTAATAGATGCATCGTGTTTTGTTCTTTTATTTATATCGAATCTTGACCAGTCATTTAATAATTCATTAAAATAACAGTCTCCAAACGTTCCATCTTGTTTCATACCAACGTGCGCTTGTATATACATTTCAATAGCAGCGGCATGAGCTTGTTTTATATCTTCACTTGAATTAGGTATTCCACCAACTTCTTTTTCAGCTACAGATAGTTTGTTCCATATTTTATCAGGGCGGTTCATAGAAAACCCTCTATACCCTCTTCTTCTGAAATAATATAATAGACGAGGTTTGTTATTCTCTGCAAGTATTGGCATACCGTAAAACACACAAGCCATTAAAATATCTTCAAAGAATATCTCTGCAGTCTGAGGTCTTGCTAAGTATTCTAAAAAAAAGCTATTAGCCGGAGCGTCTTCCATGCTGAATTTGGTTAAACCGTGCAAAGCGCCTTTAGACCCTTCACCATCTACAGTTCCAGATATATCATAAGAGTCACAACCAAAAGCGCCCATATGTTCATTACCAGGCCACTTAATACCATTTTTTAATACTACTTTGTTTTGTATATTTACCGGTGGTACCCAACTTATCTTAAACCTACCTTTTTTATCTGGGTAAAATATAACTGTTGAATCTTTTACACCATTCACCCATTGGAAATTACCTCTAGTAACTCCTAAGGTTCTAGACATCTCCTCGTTGTAATCTATCTGCTCGTATATCTTAACTAAATTAAATATACTACCCTTTGCTTCATCTCTAAATGCGTGCTCTGTAGTTCTTGGGAATTGTCTGTAAAATTCGTTTAATGCGTCTTGATCATTTTTCAGTCCATCAGCTTCATTCTGCCAGTTCTCTACAACACCTACATCTATTAATTCTCCGTGAGGGT